TGGGCAAAGCGCACAGCTTTCTTCTAAAAAAGCGGCGTGCCAAGAAACAACAGGCACCGGAGCTTCTAAAGTGTGGAGGCGATCTAAATTATGCTGTAGCCCCTGGGGTAGCGGTACTCTAGGCGGGTGTACTTCATTTTTTAGTGGGATTAGCATAGCTGCCAAAAAAGACATTGCTACTGCGAACAGTAGAAGGATTAGGACTATTCCCGCTTTGGTCCTGTCTGCTCTTCTGCAATAGATGCAAACATCAGCGTTACCAATCCGTATCTTTCCGCAATACAGGCAGCGTCTAAGCTCCCCTTCTTTTTTAACTACTGTCTCGTCTTCTAAGGTTTCTAAATAGGCGTCGTTCTCACCCATAACTGTTCGGGCTCCTCTGGTTGGGTATCGGATCACAGTATACCCTGGACCCTTATCTCCACCTAGAGATATACTTAGGGGATGAGTACGTTCTTAGGGTACAGTGTATTCTGAGACGTAATACATCGGAGGAGGCCAGTGGGAGAGTCAAATACTTCTATTTGGAGAAAGGATTTAGCCGTAGAGCGCAAAGACTGGAGGGAGGACGCCAGACCTCTTACTAAGAAGTTAGTAGGGCAGATCTGCGAGCTTATCCAGATGGGAAACTCCAAGACAGCATCGGCTATATCTCTGGGCCTCCATGAGAAGACATTCAGGCGCTGGCAGAAAGCTGGGCGCGAACTGGCACTGAGTGTAGATGATGGCTTAATACTTCCCGAAGAACTTACTGAAAGACAGCAAGCCCTGGTTATGCTGAACGAGAGTCTATACCAGGCACAGGCCCAGGCAGAGACTTGGCATATAGCGAACATACGTAACCACGCGGAAGGAGACTGGAAAGCCTCTGCGTGGTGGCTAGAAAGAGTACGTCCCGCGTCTTTTGGTAAGCAGAGCAGAGTAGAACATACTGGGCGAGGGGGTGGTCCTATTCAGGTCCAGCCTGTGCCTATGGAAGCAGCCTTAAAGCAGATGACAGATGAAGAAATCCTCCAGCTACAAGCTCTTGAAGTCCGCGCTAGAAGATCCATCACTTCTGAAGAGGGAGACAGCTAGGCGGTTCCTCAAGCACTTCACGCTGCACACATTTCCGGGGTACGAAGTTAACTGGCACCATGAGCACCTGTGCGAGACGTTAGATAGATTCCTGCGGGGCGACATAGATAGGCTCATGGTATTTATGCCGCCAAGACACGGAAAATCAGAGCTAGTGTCCCGTAGGTTGCCTGCGATGATAATGGGCCAAAACCCAGATGCTAAGATCATAGCTATCTCGTATAATACTGCGCTTGCTTCCCGCATGAGCCGCGACACCCAGCGGATCATGGAGTCTCCCGAGTATAAGGAAGTTTTTCCCGATACGGTTCTCCCCCCGAGGGGGAATCGCTTAGGTTGGATTAGGCAGGACGAACTCTGGGAGATAATGGAGAAGCGCGGCTCCTATAGGTGCGGCGGTATTCTGTCCGGTGTGACAGGAATGGGTGCTGATTATCTCATTATCGATGACCCTGTTAAGAACCAGCAGGAGGCGGATTCTCCGTCTTATCGTAAGAGGGTCTGGGAAGAGTATCTCTCCAGCCTTACAACTCGATTGGAGGGGCGCGGCAAGATCTTGCTAACTCTGACTCGTTGGCATGAGGACGATTTGGCAGGCAGGCTGCTCGCCCTTGCTAAGTCAGATCCAGAGGCAGACCAGTGGCACATTGTTAACTTCCCTGCCATACGCGAGAAAGACGACCCTGTAACACCGGAAGATTTGAGGTCTGTGGGCGATCCCCTCTGGCCAGGTAAGATGCCGCTATCAGAGCTGACTAAAAGGAAGAAAGCTCTGGGGTCTAGGAAGTGGAATGCACTATATCAACAGAACCCTGCCCCTACAGACGGCGGTATCTGGAAGCGGCACTGGTGGAGATTTTACGAGCACGCACCTGCACTGACAGATTTCCAGGAGATCATCCAAAGCTGGGACTTGTCTTTCAAAGATACCAAGGGGGGATCCTACGTAGTAGGCCAAGTCTGGGGGAGAATAGGCCCCCGCAAGTTTCTACTTGAGCAGGTCCGAGATAAGATGGATTTTACCGCTACTCTTAACGCTATACGTGCGATGAGCACACGATGGCCTTTGGCCAGAGCTAAGATTGTAGAGGACAAAGCAAACGGTCCCGCAGTGATCAGCACATTATCGAGAGAAATATCTGGAATTATTTCGTTCACACCTCAAGGATCCAAGGAGTCTAGGGCCATATCTGTGTCGCCCACTATCGAGGCCGGAGATGTCCTTTTGCCAAATCCAGCCTCGCATCCTTGGGTTAATGATTTTATAGAAGAGGCCGCGATTTTTCCCAACGGCACTAGCGATGACCAAGTAGACTGTGCTACACAAGCACTGTTACGCTTTGGCCACTCTAGGGTTCTGCTGATTGGTAGAGCGGCCTAGTTTTCAAGAGGACTTAGAAAATTGGGCTTCTGGAATACACTATTAGGCAGGAAGCAAAAGTCCCTGCCAGCGCCAGCAGCGGTAACGTCTGCCGAAGACCTTAGACGGCAATTACCGCCTACGCTTCTCAAGAATTTGAACATGTCGTCTATTTTGCCAGCTATGGCAAACAATAGACCGCAGTTCAAAGACTGGAGCACAAAGAACGCAATCAAAGAAGGATACAAAGCATCCGTCTGGGTTTTTGCGTGCATCTATAGGATTGCTAAATCTGCTGCCAGCGTAGACTGGGTGGTAGAGCAGAAAACGGCTAAAGGGTGGCGGTCTGTACCTGACCACCCACTTTCTGAATTAATTCAAAGACCTAACCCTCTGTGGTCGCGTCAGGACTACATCGAAAGACTCACAATGCACCTCTACCTGGGAGGAAACGCCATCCAGACTAAGGTGCGAGCCAACGGCAAGCCAAAGGAGCTTTGGCTTATCTCTCCCGATGTTGTTTATCCTATTCCTATTAAGCATCAGGCTTACCCCTTAGCAGGGTACGAAGTACGAGATGAGGACGGTAAGATCGTCCAAATCTTGGAGCCCCAAGACGTTTGCCATCAGCAGTTTACAGACCCGTCAAACCCGTACTGGGGGATGGCTCCATTGCAGGCTTGCGGTCGCGCTGTTGATACGGATCGCGAAGCAGCTAACTGGAATAAGAACGCGCTAGAGAATCGGGCTGTAGCAAGTGGCGCTTTTGTGATGAGCTACCCTCTTACACAGGAGCAGTTTGAAGAGTCGGTGAAGATGGTAAAGGCCCAATACCAAGGGCCTACTAATGCCTGGGCACCGTGGGTTCTGGGCAACGATGCTAAGTGGCAACAGATGTCGCTGGCACCTATCGACATGGATTTCTTCAATGGTCGTAAATTTACTCGCGACGAGATTCTTAGCTGCTTCAACGTCCCGCCGCCAATCGTGGGCGTATTCGATAAAGCAACGCTCGCTAATGTGCAGGTATCCCGCCTCATTTTCTGGCTCGATACAGTCATTCCTTTTTTGGATGATATTAAGCACACCTGGAACCGCAGCTTAGCTCCAGAGTTCGGCAAGAATTTAAGAATTAACTACGATCTATCCAACGTCCCCGCTCTGCGCGAGCAGTTCAAAGAGCACGTCGAAATTGCCCAGCGCCTACACAACATGGGCGTTCCGTTTAATACTATTAATAACCGGCTAGACCTCGGCTTTGACGAGATACAGGGCGGGGATATTGGGTACATGGCAGTTAACAAAATGCCCGTGGACGCTATCAGTTCGTTGGAACTAGGCAATGACGAAGAGTGATTACAAGCGTCTGAATAACCCGCATGTATTTAGAGCGGCCCTGGTACAGCACGCTAACCTTCAAGATAATTTGACTATAGTAAACCTGTCCCGCTTCTGGGCGCGGCAGGCTATGGATATACAGCAGTCAGATATAGAAGCCGCAATAGCTATTGGCAGGATTACCCCAGATCTAGAGCAGCAGTGGGCTGCTGACTGGCTAAGTTTCGTGTCTAGCCAGCTAGACTCGGTGTGGGCTAGTGCGTTGCTGGAAGGCTCTAATCAGATGCAGTCCCAGCTACGCAAAGACGAAGGCGGTTTCCTGGAAAGGCTGGTAAGCAGGTTCCGCCAGTGGAGAGAAGCGAGAACTGCTAGATTATCCGAAAGGCTGGCAAAGACTCAAAGACAAGCCACTAGCGATATAATAAGGTCACTAGGAGTAGATAGGGGTGTTTCTGCTAGAGATACTCGGCAAATAGTAAGAGCGTCTTTGGGACTTACTACTAGACAAACTGCAGCGCTTGTAAAAATCTGGGACACCTTCGCAGAAGAAAATATCCAAGACCTAGAAACTAGCAAGCGCAGGCTCCTAAATAATGCAGATAGGCTAGGTACTATCAGGGCAAGAAGGATAGCCAGAACAGAAATAGCTATGGCTTTTAACGCGGGAGCGCATGAGCAGGTTTCATTGTTCATAGAAGACCGCTCGTTAATGGAGAGCCAGGTAGTAAAAGTGTGGGTAACGGCTGGCGATGCTATGGTGTGTGATTTTTGCAAAAGCCTAGCGGCTGCAGACCCCCTTCCATTTGCTGAAAAATTCGAGACTAAAAAATGGGCAGACGGTAATACTGTAAGCCCACCTGTACACCCCTCTTGCCGCTGTGTGATAGAATACAGGGATGTCTCTTGACTTTTTTTACCAGCAGCTTAGGGTAGAATCTATATGTCTTCTTATGATATGAAATCCGCGCCGTGCGAATTTAAGGTAGACACCGAAAAGCGCACGATCTCTGGACACGCCGCAGTTTTCGGGAATGTAGATAACGACTCAGATATTACTGAGAAGGGCGCATTCCAGCAGACCATTGCGGATAGATTCCCACGAAATCTGGTAAAATTCCTCTGGCAGCACCGCGATCCTCTCGGTCCTCTTTTGAAGATCGGAGAAGACTCGGTAGGTCTTGCTTTCGAGGGACGTGTCAGCAAAACAGCACTGGGCGATGACGCTCTGGTTCTCATGGCTGATGGCGTAGTAGACCGGATGTCTTTCGGTTTTTCTGTCGCTGATTATGAGATGGATACGGAATTGAAAGGTAGGCACGGACAACCCGTGCGCCGAGTAAAGAGATACGATCCACTCTACGAAGTTTCCCCCGTTACATTTGCTGCCAATGAACTCGCTACTATCAGCACGATTAAGGGCCTTATGCCCCAGCTGGGTGAGGGTAGTAAGAACCTTGATATCTTCATTGAGCAGGTACAGGCACTAAAAGCTCTGCACCTAGAATTTATGAGTGAGCGAAATCAGGTAAGGCAGGAAAGTATTCCTGTGGAACCTGAGCAAAAAAGCTCAGAAATTGATGAAGTTCCTCCACAAGAGGACACAAAACTGATAGTAGTTGACTTCGCTGAATGGGCAGGAGATAGGCTCCTGGACCTGAAAGCAGCCCTTGAAAAATAAGAGGATAAAGAAACCCAATGGAACTCAAGCAACTCACAGAGCAGTTTGAGTCGGCCCTCGGAGAAATCAAGGGCCTTCTCGATACGCAAAACACGGAAATTGCCAAGACTGGCGAAGTATCCGAAAAGACCGCTTCGGCTATCGCTGAAGTAGAAGGCCGCATTGGAGAATACTCCGAGCAAATTAAGGAGCTTGGTGGGCGACTTGACGACATGGAAGTCAAGCTTGACCGTCCGGTTCTCGCTGGAAATTCCGAAGGTGGCGTTAAGAGCCTTGGAGATACACTGGTTTCTAGCGAAGCTTTCTCGGACATGAAGGCTCGCGGCGAGCGCACAAGTGCTCCGATTCAGGTAAAGAGCTTCGCTCCTTTTATCGGTCGCAAGGCTCTTACCTCAGACGCTGGAAGCGGCGCTGCTCTTATCAATCCGATGCGAGTCGCAGGAGTCATGGAAGCTCCTCCCGCTCCTCCGCGATTGCGCTCACTTATTCCGACTGTCCCGATGCAGGGCGGAAGCGTAGAGTTCGTCAAAGAGACTAACTTCTTTGACCTCTACACTGTCACCACAGCATCCACTACAGACAAAACTTTGGCAGTGGAAAGCGTTGCAGGTTTCTACGTTGGTCAGGTGCTTGAGATTATCAAGCAGCCTTCTGGTGCAGAGGTAGAAGAGGACTGCATCATTGAGTCTATTAATGCCGACGATTTAGAGATTACTCTTACTATAGACCCAAGTGGTACTGTGCCCGCGGGTTCCTACGTTACTGCTGAAGATTTTATCTTCACCGCAGAGGCTAAGATTAAGCCTGCCGCAGAGGCTGAGTTCTCGCTTGTCACCGAGCCTGCTAAGACGCTTGCTCACTGGATGCCTGCCTCTCGCCAGATCCTGGACGATGCTGCTGGCCTCCGCGCTCACATCGACCAGCGACTGGTTGAGGGACTCGTCTTCTCTGAGGAGAAGCAGCTTCTCTACGGTGCAGGTACCTCCACCGAGATTAGCGGAATCCTTTCAGATTCCGATATCAGCCTCCACGCTCCTAGTTCGGCTGAAACGCGACTCGACTCTCTCCGCAAGGCAATGACGCTTTGCTCTCTTGCTCACATGCCTGCTGACGGCATCGTACTTCACCCAAGCGACTGGGAAGGAATTGAGCTAGAGAAGGACGATGAGAGCCGTTACCTCTGGGCAGGAGCACCGGGAATGGGTGCCGGTCCTATGGTCTGGCGAGTGCCGGTTGTACTTACTACAGCTATTGACGCTGGAACTGCTCTTGTCGGTAACTTCCGAATGGGTTGTGCCCTGCACGACCGCGAAGCAGCTACCGTCCGAGTCAGCGAAAGCCACGACAACTATTTCGCTAAGAACATGGTTGCGATTCTTGCTGAAGAGCGGCTGGCAATGTGCATTTACCGGCCAGAAGCTTTCTGCAAAGTCACGTTCAAGCTTTCCTAATAAGGTAAGTAATGGCTAATTCGAGCCCACTTGTACGAATGATTGTTAGGCGCAGGTGTGTCGGCCCAAAAGGCCGACCACTTGCTCCTGGCGATGTCGTCTATCTTCACGATACGGCTGCTGCTGCTTTCGAGCGTGCAGGCAAGGCGTATCGAGATAAAACGGTAGTGCCAGAGGTCAAGGCAGCACCTGCTCCTAAGCCTCCTGCTAAGCCTCCTGCTAAGCCTCCTGCTAAGCCAGAGCCTGCTCCTGTAGCTGCTGCCGAGGAAGCCCCTAAGAAGGCGACTAAGAAAGCGACTAAGAAAGCCGCTAAGAAGCCCAGGAAGTTTGGCACTAGCAATAAGTAAACGGTTTCATACATGAGCAAGAAAGCACCAACAGCCGAAATGCTCAAAACGCCCTCGATGTACGGCTATTCGCCGGACGTTGTAGAGCGGGAGGAAATCGTACTTAAGCCCTACGAGCTTTATCTAAAAAGCAACAAGAGCGTAAAGTTTACTAAAATAAAGGCGGCTTTAGACGCTGCCGTTAAACCGTGTTGATATGGGCGCAGTTACCGACAGACTAACCCTGGCCCTATCTGACGTTAAGGACTACGTAGGAGTAGCTGATACGTCCGAGGACACGTTTCTAAATAACCTGATTACAGCGGCTAAGCAGGCTGCTGACCTCTACCTAAATAACCCCTTCCTAGACTCTGACGGAGAAGCAGCAGCTATTCCTGAATTAGTTAAGTTGGGGTGCCTTGTCTGGATCAGCCGAGAGTTCCAGCGAAGAACTCCTGGCGTTACCATGAGCCGGGCTGGAGAGCTTACTGAAAAGTACGCTTCCGAGGCTGAAATAGGCCACGACGTTAGACGCCATTGGCAGCCGTACAGAAAACATCCTTTGGTGGGTGGTACAGGTGCCTAGCGAGTGGTTCGACGAAGGCTGGCAGGCGTTTGAAGAAGCTTGCCTGGGAGCCGATGGTCAATCCTTAAAAGTCGGTATCTGGGCCAAAATAATGGCCGTTAGTTCTAGTGGTAGGACTCGCTTAGTAGACGTGGGAGCTTATGCTAGAAGACTGGAGCTAGGATACACGTATTACGAAAAAGCGTGGCCCTTTTTAGGCCCTACTCTCCGGGAAAATAGAGAAAAGTGGGAGCTTGAATTTAAGAGGCGACTTCTGCGATCTACTATAAGAAGAGCCAGGAGAAAAAGAAGAAACCCAAACGTCAAAGCGTGGGCTCAGCCCCGAGTTACGCGGCGAATACTGGGTAACATGGGTAAAATCGTAGTATCCGCTGTTAGACAGACAGTGCTAGAACTAAAACCTCCTCCTAGTCTAGAGGAGTCTACTGTAAAAAGAAAAGGGCACGATACCCTGTTGATAGATAAGATGAATCTGCTAAACAACATAGCCTACAAAGTGAACAACGTAGAACCATGAAGATTCAATACGCTGGTAACTTAGCTATCTGGTCAATCGCTGGTGTAATACTCCGACCCGGAGTCAATGATGTACCTGACGACGAGTGGGCTAAGGTTAGGGACTTTGATAGCGTAGTTAAAGCCAGGGAGTCTTCTTTGCTTGCAGAGCTAGAACCCTTTTTAGAGCCTAAAGAAGAGCCCGCTAAAGAGTCTAAGCCCGACCCTGCTTCTGACACTAATCCTGCGCTTCTTTCTGCGCTTGATATGACACAGGAAGAACTGGAAAAGGCGGGCGGCCTGTCTAGGGTAGATATACGGGAATATCATTGGAATGTAGCCCAGGACATAGTTAATTTGGTTGATGATGTTAGGATTTTACTTTGCTGGGACGACGTAGAACACAGAGCATCTGTAAAGAAAGCATTAGAGGCGCAGCTTGGGGATCTTAGGCAGTAAAAAATTTACTGTTACCCGGTACACTACCGGCACCGTAACGGATGGTGTTGAATCCGTAGTTGTGGACTCTACATTCACAATACAGGGAAGCCTGCAGCCTCACGAAGTCCTCGCTGGTGGCGAGTCTATGGTGAGGTTCGACAGGGGCGCTGCAGACCTAGAATCTTCGGCAGGAATGCTGAAAATCTATACGACCACAGAATTAAGAATAAGTAACGAAAGCACAGGAATACGAGGCGACGTAATTACTCACGAGGGTGAGGACTACGAAGTTCATAATGTTGAACGGCATATAAGCATAATTCCGCACTATAGAGCGACTCTAATTAGGCGGGATAGATGACTTATTTAGATATGCTAAAGGCTTTTAGAAACTGGGCTGTTACTGCAACAGGTCTTGCTGATGCTAAAATTAGAATGGCGCACAGCAACGACGTTAGACCTGCACCTGTTTACGCTACCGTAGAAGGTCTGGGAACAGTAGCGCAGGGCAGAGCAGAAAAGATTTTTACTTCCGGCGGTTCTGTAACAATTCTGGGACATAGAACCAGCACAGTTAGACTGGCTATTTTTGGTTCTCAGGGTTATGAATATGCTGAAAAAGCAAGATTGGGCGTTGCACGAGACGATTTAATAAGGCAGGCTCTAGCTGCCAGCATTGCGGTGCAGGGTACGTCTGGAGAAATACAAAATGTGTCCGCTCCAAGGGGCACAGATTTTGAAGATCGTTTTGTGATAGATTTTCTTGTAGGTTGGGTTGCTACCGTGACAGATAATACTGACGGTGGTACTATCGAAAACATTGATTCCGCTGCGACTACTATCGGCGGAATCATCTCAGATATTGATGTCTAGGAGGACGGGTTAGATGTCCATCGACAGTGTAACTAATATTTCTGTAGTTCTCCAGGGACAGGCTATTTCCCAAGCGGGTTTTGGTACTGTTCTCATTATGAGCGGCAGCTGGCCCGCTGCGGGAACTGCTTCTTCCAAGACTATCGATTCCTACGGCACACTGCAGGAGATGGTAGACGCTGGGTGGACAACCGCAGACGCAGCGTACAAGGCTGCCAGTGCTATGGTTTCTCAGAAACTACCTCCTAAAAAATGGAAAGTAGGTAAGGGACTAGCTGCTCCCGTCCGGCAAGAGTCCCACTTTACTGTCACTTCTAATGACGATGGAGACTATACCGCCGTAGTCAACGGTTCCTCCGTGACGTACACTGCCTCCGGTAAAAGCCACGCTCAGATTGCAACAGAGCTTGCCGCCCTTATCGATGAAGCTGACAACGGAGTAGAGGCAGATGCCACCGGAACGGACGTAGAACTTACTGCAGAATATGGCGGTATAGCTTTTACTGTTTCGCTTACTACTTCTAATCTCGGCGAGTTTAGTACGGATGTAGCAGCCGCAGGCTCTGCCATCTTGCTGGCTGATATCTACGCAGAAGATTCAGACTGGTACGGTCTGGTTAGTACAGTCCGGCACGATTGGGAGATCGCTTCTCTTTCTACCTGGGCAGAATCTAACAAGCGACTCTACGTAGCCCAGACAAAAACTGATTCTGTTAAAGACAACGCGTACTCGGCAGATGCCGATGATGTAGGCTCCGTCCTTAAGCAGAACTCTTTGGCCCGCACTGCTCTCCTATACCACGCCACGGATAGCGAATACGCTGACGCTGGCTGGATCGCTGGGAAGCTGGCAGTTAACCCGGATCTTCAGTCCACAACCTGGGCTCATTACACCATCAAAAGTGTCTCGGTAGACACGCTAACTACTGCTCAGCAGGACACACTAGAAAGCAAAAACGTAAACTACTACGTTACCCTGGGCGGCAGCGGCTCTACCTTCAAAGGAGTTGTCGCTGACGGAACCTATATTGATAATATCCTTGCGTCTGACTGGTTCAGAACTCGGCTTATCGAAACTCACCAGGCACGCTTCACAGAATACAGCAACGCAGGGAAGAAGATTCCTTACACAGATGCTGGTATTGCCATCATTTCTGCCGATGTCAGAGACGTCACAGAAAGAGGGATTGAGGCCGGTCACTTCATGCGACGGGCTGAGTCCGATACTGAGACAGTTAGCCCTAAGTACACGTTCCAGACGAGATCACAAGTTTCTGCTGCTAACGTGACTAATCGTGTGTACGAATACCAAATTGAAGTGGTTCTAGCGGGCGCTATTCACACGCTCACTGCAACTGCATATCTCCCGCTATCTTAAGGGGTGAGTGATGGGTCTGAAGACGTATAATTTTGAGCAGGTAGTTGTCACCTACGGTGGTGCCGTCATCACCGGGTTCGGGCAGAACGGTGGCGTGTCTGTAGAATTTAACGAGGATGTCTGGGAGCCGGTTGTGGGAGCAGACGGTGAAGAGTCTCGTGCTCGTAAGAACGATTACGGCGCTGAGTGTACTCTCACTCTTATGCAGACCTCTGAGTCGAATCTTACGCTGTCTGCTTTCCTAGAAGCGGACCTTAGATCCGGCGCAGGTGCTCTGCCCCTTACTATCGTAGATAACAGCGGCTACTCTGTAATTCAGTGTACAAAGGCTTACATTAAAAGCCGACCTGTTAGTACTTTTAACTCTGGCGTAGAAGAGCGAGAGTGGGTCTTCCGAATGGTGGACGTGATATCCAACGTCGGAGGAAACTAAACCCGTAGCGATAGGAGCCCGTAACAGATGGAACGAGAGCCCGTAGTAATTCTCGATGATGGTGGAGAGGAGCATGAATATAACATCCTCAAAATCACCTCCCTTAAAGCAATAAAACTCCTCAATCGTTTCCAGCAGACAGGCACTGCTACCGAGATGATTGACCAGCTAGTAGACGCTGCGATGGCAGAGTTTTCTGGCTACGAGTCTGAGGGAGATCCTATAGACAATGCTATCAACGCAGCCGCCCACCGTATTATCTCAGCGGGCGATAGCAACCTGATAACCGACCTCCTGCTACACGCAGATCGGGACGGTGTAAAATTAACTAAGTCACAAATTGAGTTAGTTTTTCAGGGCAATCTCGGGGAGATGCAAAGGGCGCTCGCTGCTGTGCTCAGGGAGAGCTACTCAGGTTTTTTCGTAGAGCGAGTCGTTCCTCTAAGAGCGTGGGGTCAACGGCTCGTAAAACAAATGAAGACAGCATTCCCCAAAGTATCAAAGACCGAGTTCATGAGTACGCTGATGAGTGGCTTATCTTCCAAGTCTGGTATCAATCAGAAGGGCGAGCAAGCCTCCACGAAATCCAGCACTGTTGGAACTTAGAGGATTTGTCTAAAGCAGCCGATGTTTTAGATATTTTCCATTCGTTAAAACAGCACTATACTGAGCAGAGCCGCTCCGAGGCCCGCAAGAAAAAAGGAAGTCGCCGTGGGAGGTAGTGTAGGAGAATTAGTTTGGCGGCTTACTGTCCGGTTAAATCGGACCCAGCTACGTGTAGCCAAACGAGGCGTGCGCGAAGTAGGGGACGAGGTTCGCAGGGCAGAAAACAGCGCGGGCCGTTTTCGCCGTGCTATGGCCGGTGTTGCTATCTCCATTGCTGCCATCGCAGGGGTCAAGCTCTTGCGTGGAGTTGTATCAACCGTAGCCGAGTTTGAACGGTTAGGTAACGTCCTAGTTACTATAGAAGGTTCTACCGATGCAGCAGCCGCTGCACAGGCGCGCCTTCAGGCTATGGCTACGGAACTGCCTTCTACTTTAACGCAGCTTACTAACGCCTGGATTATGCTTAGAGGAGCGGGCCTAGCTCCTACTGAGGATATGTTCCACGAACTCTCAAACGTATCCGCCACTTTTGGCGCGGACGTGGGGGATTTGGTAGACGCTGCTTTGAAAGCTGCTCGCGGAATGCCTAGAGCCTTAGAAGGCATAATGCGTACAGAAATTAAGGTGGAAGACGACACCTTAAATATCATGACTCCTACAGGAGAAGAGCTTGTACCTATGGAGCTAACAGAGCTTCTGGACTGGCTCAGAGAGCAGGGTAGAACGAGGTTTGGTGGCGGCGTAAATCGCCACATGAACAGCCTTATCGGAGCTACTTCTAACTTAGCGGTAGCCTGGGAGAAAATGGTCGGAATCATCGGTGATTTCGGCTTTAGAAAAGGGCTGACTGAGTTTGTTAAGGCTGTAACCGAAGGAGTCGGTGACGTTAACAAGCTGGCAGAGACTATTGGTCAAAAGCTGGGAGCTGCTTTCCTTGTAGCGGCAGATGCTGTTCGCTGGCTGCGAGAAAATACCGAACTATTTCGACTCGCTGCGAGCGCCCTAGCAACAGTAGCATTAGTTAACCTAATTGTTAGTCTGAGAAGACTAGCAGTAGTTTTCAACGCAGCTACCTGGAAGCTATCGCTCCTCCTCGCAGGGCTGGCTTTTTTAGCCATCGCTCTAGATGACCTCTGGGCGTTTATGGAGGGCAGGCCCTCTCTCCTTGGGGAGATGCTCGGTCAAGACGAGCGGGCACGGGCTGGCATGGCTAATTTCTTTGATGGTTTGCTGGGTACTATCAAATCTATACCCAAAGCTATAGGCCACACTGCGAAGGCTCTTGCTCATTTAGGTATGGTCTTAGGCGATTGGTCCTTCGATCGAATGCAGGATCTTGTAGCTGGCTGGGACGCCTTCAGAGTAGTCCTGCACGACATAATGAATCTCCTGCAAGCTGTACTAAACGGCCTTGTTAGTTTAGGCAGGTATACGGCGGTGCTTGATTGGGATACTGTAGCCCCCGATATCAACCCTTTTCAAGAGCCTACAGCATTACAAAGAGAAAATGCTGCCGCTGTTGGCAACTCCTTCTTTCCTAGAAATATGCCCCGCCTCTCCGAGATGCAGGCTGATCTTAGAAGGTTGCAGGGCGATACTTCGGTCACACCGGCGGATCTCGGCCCCGTAATAATGCAGCGCCTAAATAATAATAATAATATATCAGTGACAGTAAACGCGCAGACTAATGCAGACGCTGATGAAATCGCAGTTGCAGCGGCTAATGAGGTACAAAGCAGGCTGGAAGAAAATATGACTACTCCTTCAGGAGACGCTCGTCTGTTTACTGACGATCCTGGAATGAGCGTTGCCCCCTAGAGGTCTATTTTAATGGCTATCGTATTCGATATACCGGACATCGATTTGTACAAAGGGCTCCCTAGCTGGGGCGATGTACAACATCCCAAAATTGAGTCCTCTAATGTTCTAAGCGGACGCGCCTCCTTTGGGCCTAATTTACGCTTACCCGGATCGGATAATCTGCTCGTATTTGATGCCTGTCTTAGAGAGCAGGCTAGAGATTCTATGAAAGTTACTAAGTTCGCCGTGGATGACGGCGGCTTTGTTAACGACCACGTAATCGAAGAGCCTCTTAAGCTGACTCTGGATCTCTTTGTAACTAACACGCCACTTACGTACTCCACCAATAGGACGGGGGAAAAAGCCGGACCAGGCGAGCCTGCTAAGTTCAGGGCTATGGATAAATACCAGGCCCTACTAATAATGCAGCGCCTGAAGCAAGCTATTACCGTAGTCTCGGGTCTGCGTGTTTATGAGAATATGGTGATCACTGAAGTCTCTCTTAGTAGAGAGGCTAGTGGCGGGTATAGCGTAAATGCTCTTACCATTACCGTGTCCTTCCAGCAGATAAGAAAGGTCAGCTTTGAACGTGTAGTTGTACCTGCTGATGCTATGGCTTCTGAGATAGCTAGGCTTACGGAAGATACGGGACGTAGAACTCCTAGAGAGCCATCCGAAGAAGAAGGTGAGGAGACTCCTCCAGAGCCTGATAATTCTGAGCCTGCTAGAGCCGCACGAGGGTCTTGGGCTTACGAAAATAGAAGGTTCCGAGAGTCCGTCATGGCTATTTGGGACGGTTCAGGTTCTCCCTCTGAGGTAATACAAGTAGTTAGTGATATTTGGACTAACGAGGAGTACCTAAATACCCTCGACGAATCTCGCAGGTCTGGGGAGTAGGTATGCCGGTTGAAAAGATAATAGATTTCTCACCGACTGCCCCATCACAGAAGTTTACTATTTTACTAGCGGGTGAAGTCTTTGGCTTTCACATCTACAAGTCTAGCCGCACGCAGCACTGGTATCTTACTATCAGTGATTTTTCAGGTGCTCCGATAGTTTCGGGCTTAAAGATGACTACTCTTAGCGTGCTCCACGCGCCCTATATTTCTAAGAAGAAAGACAAGCTTCCAGAGGGGTGGTTGTGGCTGTGGGATACGGAAGGCAGAGCCCGTGATCCTAAAGGTAGCGAGCTAGGTAATAGCATCAAATTTTTCTTCCGTGACCAGTCTCAATAATGGCCGGTGCTACTACAGAATCATGGCTCAGGGAAGCTGTAGTAACTATAGGCGCTGGAGACTCTTTTGAGGGGTACAGGCCAGGACGTTCTTTTTCCGCGTTGTCGGATACTAACGCCGCCAGAAAGATTACCTTTACTATAAATAACAATATCTCTGAGCAGCCCAATAGCTCAGTGATTAGCCTATACAACCTATCCCGTGAAAACAGGGCCTATATAGAAGGGGAGTTAGCCGGTAAGGAAGTAATCCTAGAAGTAGGGTACGCAGGCCAGTCTCCTGGGCTGTCTCAGATATTTAGGGGAGACATCTATAGAGCAACTAGCGCCCGCAAGGGTACAGACTGGGTTACTACTATTGAGTCAGGTGACGGCATAGCTGCATACAGGGACGGTGCTATATCTATAACATCGGGGCCAGGGCAATCTTACCTTCATCTTTTGCAGAGAGCAGCTGAGTCTATGGGACTGTCCTTGGACACTACTGCAGCAGATCTAGAGGCGCTCGGAAGGCAGATACTCAACGGCAGAACTTTCCACGGCAGTTCGCACGAATTCATCAGGAGGATCTGCAGAAGCACCGGCAATTCTTGGTCTATCCAGCTGGGCGTAGTTCAGATCTTACAAGAGGGCGGAGCTTCTGGTGCTTCTGCTATAAGAGTTAGCCCTGCTACCGGGTTAATAGGAACCCCCGCTCCCGTAAAAACAAAGATACGTTTTGAGAGCACTCGTCGCAGGAGGCGCGGCTCTAGCAGGTCTTCCAGGAGCAACGAGGATGAGGGTGGCGTAGAGGTTACGTCCCTTCTAAACCCTCAGATATATCCAGGCGCTTTAGTGCAGGTTGAATCTAGCTCTGTTAATGGTAATTTTGTAGCAAAGAAAGTCCTCCACTCGGGCGACACTGTAGGAGATACGTGGGAAACTAGGATGAGTCTTTTTGAGCTAGGCGAATGAACGCTAGAGTCATCAGATCTTTAATAGATAACTCTATGGAGCAGGTGAACACTGTTCGCCTTGCTAAAGTCATTAGTTTTTCTCAAGAAAGCTCCGGTGCTCCGCACGTTGAAGTTCAGCCTGCTATTACAAATAACAGAGGCGAAAAGCTCCCGATTATCGTCCGAGTTCCTGTCGTTTACCCCATGAGCAGTTCTAAGCAGATGGGCGTTGCCTATCCCCTAGCAGCAGGGGACTACGTTGTTCTGCTATTCAATCAGGAATCTCTCGACGAGTGGCTGTCAAATGGCGGGGAGCAGGAGCCTTACGATGTAAGGAGTTTTGATCTGTCAGATGCAATGGCAGTTCCCGGTATCGTACCGCTAAATAACGACTTCGTAGACCTGTCTGATTCCCACTATGTTCGTGTAGGAGATATCTCCTCTTCGGGCAATAACGCTAGACTAGAGCTTACGGATAAAGTGCGGCTGGGAAACAACACCGTCGATCTTGTTTCTGTTCTGTACCAGCTGCTGGCAGCTTTGGAGACTACATTTACAGTTACTTCTCTGGGCTCGCAGCCGCTAAGCTCTGCCGCAACTATAGGCGGACTTAAAACCACCCTAGCTGCTATCAAGGCTGAATAATGAGCCTTAACGGAAACACTATGGGTACAGCCATAAGCACTGCTGCTCTAGCTGCTGTAGACAAGGCTGCTCTAGCTGATGCTATTAGGGGCGCACTGCCTTCTGACGTAGTTACAATAACAGACGCTGCCCAGTTCGATTCTATCTGGGAAGCTATTGGCGACGAGGTACTCAAACACGTATTCAGTACGGCTGTTATGCAGGCACTTGCCGGTGCTATAGTGACCCATATAACCAGCAATGCTGCGGTTAGTGTGCCGGACATAGCTGCAGGCAGTGCTACTGCTACAGGGACCATTTCGTAATGCCTATAGATTTCAAAAGAGACACCAACGGGGACATCGCTTTAGAGAACGGTAACTTTTCCCTGGTTTCTGGAAGAACAGCAGTGGCCCAGTTTTTATGGTCGCGGCTAGAATCTTTTGTGGGCGAGTGGTTTATGAACTTTGACTACGGTTCCGTAGACAAAGAACGAATGCTGGTTAAAGCTCCAAATCTTTCGTATGTTAGTGCAGTCCGAAAGGCTCAAGTAGTTGCCGTGCCTGGAATAAGGTCCGTGTCTGAATACAAGATGTCTTTGGATCCGGTGACTCGGAATTTACAGGAGAGCTTTGCTGTGATTCTTGAGGAGGAAGAAGCTGTACTTTCAGTTTCTTCTGTCGGCAGTAGCGGAGGCATGGCTGTCGTACTGCTTGGAGAGTACGGAGGTATTACATGAGTCTTACATCTACTGGCTTTACTATTAAGCGCCAGGAAACGTACATCTCCGAATTGCAGGCTGCTTTTAGGTCTAAATTTGGTGCAGATCTTAACGTAGATACAAACAACCCAGACAGTATAGCAGGACAGTTAATAGCCATATTTTCTGAGCGTTTTGCCCTGCTCTACGAGATGGCTCAAGACCTATACGATTCCGGCAGCCGCAGCGGTGCGTCTGGAATACCTTTGGATAACCTAGCTACTGTATTAGGGCTCACCCGCAAGGCTGCTACGCCCTCTACCGCACTCGTTAATTTGACCGGCACTGCTGCGCTGGTAGTACCTGCTGGGCAAGAGTACGCCACCCCTTCTGGTATCGTGTTTACGCAGGACGATGCCGTTACGTTAGACGGTTCCGGCGCTGCAACAGGGGTCGCTGTTACTGCCCAAGAAGCGGGCGCAGTAGCTCTTGCGGACGCCTCAATAACGGTAATCGCAGTTCCGCTGTCTGGCCTCTCGACTGTAACAAATCCTGCAGCTGCAACTACAGGAACAGACGAGGAAACAGATGCGGAGTTACGGGATCGAATGGCGTCTGCTTCGTCTATCACGGGCTCGACGACGGTGGATGCTATTCGGTCCCGTTTGTTCCAGATTACAGATGTTCAATCAGTACTTGTTTCTGAGAATGCCACTGATTCTACAGTTAACGGGCAACCTCCTCATAGTATTGAATGCGTGGTATATCCAGACACCATAGATAAGGACGTTCTTGCTGCCTTTATTTGGAACAATAAGCCCGCAGGTATCGCCACTTACGGGAACCAGGAAGCTGTATCCGTTGTAGATTCTCAGGGCTTCTCTCACGACGTTTACTTTAGCTTTGCTACTGCCGTACCTGTGGACGTTTCAATTGTCCTTACTTACGACTCTACCTACCCCTCTCCAGACACAGACGGGGATGCCCAGCTTAAGCAGCTAGTAATGGATTATGTAAACGCCCTAGATCCGGGCGATGACTTGCAGACTTTTAAGCTGGTATGTGCCCTGGCTAGTTTTACTGGGGTCGTAAGCATGGTTGTTACTACTAAACTAGGATCTGATGCGGGGTACGACGCTAATAATATTGTAATAGCCCCCAACCAAGTCGCCCGTGTTAGCGACCTGGCTGACGTTGAAGTAACCTCAACTTCCGTATGATTACCCATATACCAAATCACGCTGAAGAGGCTCTAAGCAGGCTACTGGGGTACCAAGCGGAGTACAGTAATCTCCGGTCTATAGTTACTCTTTTGTGTGAAGGTATTCAGGAGATAGAGGATCTACTCTATACGCTGATAAACGACACTACTATTGAGATGGCTACTGGGGCTACTCTAGACATGTGGGGATCGCTGCTAGGAGAACCTAGAGACGGCCTATCAGATGGAGACTATAGAAAATTTATCTACGCTAGAGCAGCCACACGTAACAGTGCTGGAAAAGCTGAAACTATTCTATATATTTTGAGTATTATTGCGTCTTATCCAGAGCGTGTCCTTCACGTAGAATTTCCTGGAACCGCTAGATTTGAATATGTGACAGGAGGTGACACCTCTTTGTCGCGCAGACGAAGGATAAGCAGCCAGGTAAAACAGGCCACCTCTGCGGGCGTTGCTGTTAATGTAGTAGAAGCCCCTGTAGGGTACTTTGGTTTCGCGGGTAATTCTGAAGCTAGAGGGTTCGGGGTGGGCAGACTTGCTCGCCGCATAGACGATGATTGAGGTAGTAAATGTCTGAGTCCGGTACAAAACCATCTGATGAAATGGCATGGGCTTCCTCTGCGGCTGCGGGAGACGTTACTGCCCCCAGCGGTGGGCAGGAAGCAGCAGGATATACTTTTAACCAAGTACTCCCGCACGATGAGTTTAACTACATCCTAAAAAACTTTACGGATTGGATTAGCTACCTGCACGACGGTAGACCTCGTAGCTTTACTAGCTTGTCGTCTCTATGCTCCTCGCTATCAGCAGGCGAGGTAGGGTTTGTAAAAGACCTAGACGCCGATAGTGAATACCTGTCTCAGTCTTGGCAGACTTCTATGTACGGGGACGATAATGATGAGTTTAACAAGACTATAGCAACAGACGGTGATCGTATCTACTTTGCTACACGCTCCACCACTGAATACAACGGTAGCTCTGTATCAGGCGGCGCTACTGGAATGTTAGTCGCTATTAGCGCAACCGATGGATCATTGTTGTGGACTAGGGGGAACCTGTCAGGGGACGACTCTGTATCGGAAACCTCTGTATCAGCAGACGGCAACGCAGTGTTCCTTACGCAAAACACGAAAGTGTTTAAGTTGAAGCCCTCAGATGGGACAGACTTCGGCGGCGGCTGGCCCAGCGCAGGCGTTAGCCACGGGGCAAATATATACTCTGTATTCTCCGATGGTAAATACGTCTTCATCGGAGGGGAACAAGGAACAGACGATGATACTCACCGAAAGATGCGGTATTCTGACGGCTCTATTGTAGCAGCGGGCACTGCCAGTAAAAACCACGGGGGTTCTGTCTACCAGATCATTTCCGATGGCAGGTTTGTGTACATAGCTGGAGAGAACGGGGAGAGCGCAGACTACGATGAGGGTGCAGGAACCCCCGTATCTGCAGCTTTCCGCAAGTTAAAGTACGATGACCTGTCTAACGTAACTGATTTCGACAACTCCAAGTTGTATTTCTCTTACCCCCCAGACAATACAGAGGCAGACGTTACTTTCACATGCATGGCTATATCAGAACACAGCATATTTCTAGCTGGCAGTAATAACTTGGAGGTAGGCTCAGCGATGAATATTCGCTGCATTCAACAAGATACTGCCGACCTTGTTTGGTCCGTGGGTTCTGATGAATCGGGAATAATTAAAGAGGCATATGGTATTGTATTCGACGGTAGAGGGCACGTTATTATTTCTGGCAGAGGAGGCACTTCAAGCGGCGTCCTGTTGTCCAGATTAAATGCCAGGACTGGCCACGGTGTAGACCGTGTAAATTTTGACTTCTCATCTATAACGAGCACTACTGACCACACGGACTATAAACTAACTATATGTACTGATGGGTTTAACCTATACAGCTTCCTGCACCACGGTAGTGCCACCCCTGATAAATCTAAAATTACTTCCCACAAACTCAACGCTCCTCCTACTATGGTAACTAAGATGGCGGGCACTGAGCGTTACAGGAAGCCGTACCATATTGCTGCGATGCCGCACTTTTACGACGAGACTTAAACATGGCTACACCCTCCGAGGCAAAAGTTAGAAGTATTTCAGGTAAGGCATCTGCGCTCTACCCTGTATGGACCTCTCAGGCGGAGGTTAACGGGTCTTCGGGGACGCTAGATGCTGGTTCTTTTCCCGCTCTAGACGGGGGCGTTAGTGTGGAAAATGCTATTCACGCATTAATCCGCCTTCACGTTAGAGACGACATGCGTTGCCGGAAAATGGAGGTTTCGGTCGGATCATCTAATATTTCTGGTACTCAATATAGAGTTACTGCTAACGGCTCTAACTATACCTACACAGGCA